GCCGTATCCAAGACCCTTTGCTGCCTCTCCGGGTATCCATTTACCGCTCTTCCACTCCGCCCAGTCACCGTATTCGACGCTAGGCCACTCGCGGTAGACGTAGTAGGTTCCAGTCTCGTCCACGGCCACCCAGCACATGAACCAGTTCTTTGCCCCGGCGGGGTCGATGATCTGGTATCTCGTGACGTTCTTAGTTGGAATTTGATCCTTTGGAATTACATTTACGGCAGTATTAAACTTGGGGAACTTGGTCGCCTGAGACTTCACAGGGACTCCGTAGGCACGGATGAGGATCTCCTCCCGTGTCCTGCCTTCAAGAGCCTCCTTGATACGCTCATAGCCTCCAAATGGGTTGTCCTGCGAGTGGAAGTAGTGGATCGAAGCATTCCGCTTCTTTGACCTCTGGATGTAGGGGACAAGCTCACCCTTGAGTAACTCCGCAGGGCGGGACTCGATGGTCGTAGCACTGTCGAGATACTCCTTGATGACCTCTGTCCAGCCATCGATAGGCGTGAACGTCACCAGCATCTTTGCGTCCCTCGTGGCTAGTCGAAATCTCAGCGTGTTGATAAGCTCCGGTCCGAGCAAATACTCGTCCAGCCAGACACCGATATTGTGCCACACGGGTGATCTGCTACCGAGTTCGGCACCCTCCAAGATGGTAGGGTTGTTCTGATACTGGGAATAGGTCTTAAAGATGATCTGCGACCCGTTGGGGAGGATTAGACTTCCGTCCGTGAACCCGTTCTTCTTGGTGTAACTGATGTATGCACCAGCGGATGTCTGCTTGGTCTTTAGCTCTGCTGGTAGCCAGTCGTAAACAGCACTTTGCTGCTGACGAATGGACACCTCAGATGTCTGTGCGAAACAAAAGATCTCGGAGTTTGGGTTTTCTACCGCAGCACGGACGATGGAGAATGCACCCCATTGGGTCTTCCCGGACCTGTTACCTCCTAGTGCTACGATCTCAGTGACCTCGGATAGCTGCTCCTCTGCCTTACCCCAGTGGGGTAGGCGGAATCCGTATCTAAATGGATCTTTATCAGCGTTCTCAATAGCCTCGTGGTATATCCGATGGATATCCATAAGCTCCTCTGGCTCCATCTCCGCGATCTCATCCTCGGACGGTGGGGTCAGTATCTGGTGCGAACGCCACTTCATGCTACATCAATGATCACGTTGGACATACGGGAGGCGATCTTAGCCTTAGCCTGTGCGATCATGATGGCAGCATCCTCAATAGATGCCCCCTTACGATGCTCGATCACCACGCCTGCCATGCCAGCAAGCTGCGTAGCCTTATCCGTCATAATGCCCACTGTGAGGGCTAGACGGTCGGGTGAGATGTTCTTGAGTTGATCTGGATCGTCAGCAAGCTGCTCTGCCTTCTGAAACAGTAAATCGGTGTATTCCTCGGCAGCGATGGCATACTTGCGAGAGAAATCCTTACGCTTCGTCTCTAGGGTGTCCTCGTGCCTCCATTCAAGGCTCCTGATGGTCTTCCTATCGATCCCAGTCTCCTTTGCTATGGCACAGTAGCTACGACCCTGTGCAAGCAGCCAGAGAGCCTTTGCAGCCCCTTGTGGGTTCCAATACTCGACACGCTTACGGTCGCCGTGTGCCTTAGCCCTCTCTAGGACTTCTGCGAACCATTCAGGTGATTGCACCTCCAAAGACTCAGATTTTGATTTAATCATTTGATTGATGCCGCGTTTTTGATCGCGTTTGAGTTTCCGATTTCACTTTTTGAACTCTTGACCTCAAATGGGTTCTTATATCCAGTTATTTCATCAATTGCTTCTATGTCTCCTTGCGCCGCAGCACTAGCTAAATAGTCAGCTTCTTCTGGTGCGTTTGGATCAACCATATAAGATGATCCATCTTCTGCTACATAAGACCTATAACCCATAGCCTCAAGTTCAGAGATTTCTTCTTCATCTTCCTCGTTGAAAATATAATCGCTTATTTCAATCATTTATTTAGATTTTTTTGGCATTTCTAATACGACACTTATCCCGTCTCTCATTGCACCGACCTTGGCGTTTTCTGTTTTGGGATACTTACCTGTTACCTTTTTGTATTTATCGCCAAAATCCTTGAAATAGTCAACAAGCTTTTTAGGGTTTGAGTTTAAGAAATTGTTTCCATTTTCTGGTCCAAGTTGCACCCAATCATAGGCTTCATGTCTAACGAAATCTGGGTGTTCTTTGAAATATTTAGCTGCAGCCTTTTCTGTCTCACTCATAAATTTGATTTGTTTTGGGTTATCACCCAAGTAAATCGCAAACAGATCTGGATTTGATGAAAGCTCGACAGCACCAAGAACTTGGTTATTAGTCGCCCCTTTAAACTCACCTATTTCATCAATTACTTTATTTGTAGAGAACCCTTCAATTTCAAATCCAGTAGTAGCATTAAGTGCTGCTTTCCTACCCTTGAATGAATTAGAGACATCAATTAATTGTTTACCTGAATACTCTGATGCTAACTTATTAAATTTCGGGGTTTTTAAATAAGCCTCTAAATCCGCAAGTCTTAAATTTTTGTTAGCCAATGATCGAGTTCCATTCTCGAAACCTGTAGATGCACTTCGGTATGCCTTCATAACTGAAGACAATGAGTCAAACTCTTTAGGTATTTTTGTAATCTTCTCTTTAGCTTTTTTAATAAGATCCTTCTTTTTGAGTATTTCTTTTTTTGTCTTAACTTTATTTTCAGGAGTTATCTCCTCATTAAGCTTTGAAATTAAATTTGAATGCTTTTGAATTGTTTTTACTTGAGTTGCATTATTCTCAAGCATTTTACCATAATTAGCTAAAGTAATAAATAAATCCTCATGGTGTTTTTGTAGTCCAGCATTTGCAATTTCATTTGAAACCGTCCGAACTGATCTAAGATTTGATGCGTGAGCATCTTTACCCATGATATATGTTAATAGGTTAACCGATCCCTGTTGGATTGCTTTTACCTTCATTGCTAGAACTGGCTTCCAACCCATATTCGCCCATACTGGTCGATACTTAATGCCATCAGGACCAGTAAAAGTAATCTGATTAACTTTAAGGTTTGGAAATAAAATTCCCCCTAAGTCTCCAAGCGCAGCCATAGCTCGATCAGCCATTGCAATTTGAACTTTTTTACCAGAAAGCTCAACAGCAGCATCTTTAATTACTGGTTTCACTTGAGTATTTGGATCGTAATTGAAACTTACATCTTTACCTTCGTTTTTATAAAGAGTTACTTTTGCTAGATCGTCATAAAGAAACTTATCTCTGGCTTCAATTGGTATTTCTTTTGTAACCTTTCTTCTGTCTCTAAGCAGGGTCAATGCCTCATTAGGTGCTGTTGGCTTAGTTAAAATAATTTTACCTTCATTATCTAATTTGGATTTAAGTAGCTCGGTCGTATCGTATCCTTTTTGATTCTCATATGTCTTTGGATTTAATGGCTCCGGCATATACCGTTTTGGAGCATTTGCATCCATCGATTCAAGAGCCATTGGCTTCTCTCTAAATCTCTGCCCACTAGGTAGGTGATTCTCAAAGAAATCCTTCATTACAGGGTTCTCAATGATGTTCCCGCTACGATCTACGATTGGGGCTTCTGGCATCAAGTTAATCTTGAGCGAGTAGTAGTTATTCGGATCGAATGCAAGATCGGCTGTAGAGTTTGTTCTAGTGACTCTCTTGATATCATCCAAAGAGAATGTGCGATAGACACCATCAGCTTTGCTCATACTCGCTTCTGCGAGCAGTGGGTTGAAGTTGTTCTGGCTCTTGGTCATCTCACCATAAGTAGATGCCACAAGGCTCTTTCTCGTCAGTGCTTGTTCCTTACCATACTTGCTTTCAAAGTAAGGATCTGGGGATTGGTTCTTAATGTGAAACTTACTAGCCTCATAAGCATCTTCCCTGATGGCTCTTTCAGAATATCCAATGTCCTTTGCTGCCTTGCTATTAGCTACTTTTTTAATATTCTTATCCCAAAGGTTGATATCAATGCCGATGATTAACACGTTACCTTTCTTGTTCGTCCTCACCCCGGCAGGCTTAACGTGGTGGAATGTCTCTCCTGTAGGTGACTGGGCAGTCCTTCCCTGTGTCGCAGGGCGATACTCAAACATGAATGTAGCAGAGGAGTCAGGAACCATCTCAGCCACAAGCGTTGGGAACGTAGCGAGGTGTTCTGGATGGATAGCACCACTGTCAATGATAGCCTTGGTTTGCAATGGCGTTGGGACACCGTCACGACCTCGTGGGGTGGATGGGTCAAGCGCACCAGCAGGAATCTCTACACCTGCCTCACGGCTTTGTCTGTTGACGTTCTCAACCGCCGATGTGCCATTATTGATGCCTTCCCTAGTTGATTTAGTCTGAGGTATCCGTGTGTTTGATATTGTAGCTCCAGTAGGAACTTTTGTCTGTCT